CATCCAAAGGGCTCCTCCATGCTCCGCCTGTCCCTTGCGGTACTTCTTGGAAAAGTCCCGGACAAAAACCTCCAAAATGCTCTGCAAGTGCAGCTCATGCTCTTTGGACATGGGAGGTGTAACGCCCGGCGTCATGGCTTGCGCAGCGAAACCTTGCGGGAGGTGGAAGGTGGAAGGCGGGAAGATTTACGAACGGCCATGGAATTTTGTGGCGCGGATGTGGCCACGCCGGCCAAGGCCCGCCAGTCCTTGAATGTAGCGTCCTCAAAGTGGGGCAGCTCCCAGGATAGCCAGCGCAGGCCGTGCTTCTCGCCTATGTTCCTCATAATTTCATAGGTGGTCGTGTCCTCCCACGCGGCTAGGTACTCGCCGGCGCTGTTACGGCTTGCGGGCACCGCATCGATCGCTCGGGCGTAGCAGTGGAACGACTGCGCCACGGGCGTGCCCTTGGCATTGGTCACCTTGGGCCGCTTCTTGAATAGCTCATCCTGTTCCGCCGGTGTCCTGACGGAGCAGTAGATCAGCACCGGGATCCGTTTGGCCGTCAGCTCTTGATACCACTTGGCCACCCGCTCCCGGAATCCCGGAGCCAGCTTGGCGATGTGTGCCTCGCTGCGGTCAACGATCTGCCGCCAGGTCATTTGCTTTCGGCCCGGTGACGCCAGCGCTCTGTTTCAGCCAGGCTAGAAGATAGCGCCTTAAGCGCGGCGACGTACTGGTCGCGGTAAGCGGCCGGAGCGGGGCCTTCTTTTCTTTCGATTTTATCCCAATCGTAGATGAGCGCCTCGATCGTTTCCGGGCGCGGAGGCGGGCCGTCCGCAATCGGCGTGACCGTGGCACAGCCGGCAAGGCTAAGAGCCAGCAGAAGGCCGCTTAGTCCACCACGAATCGATTTTCTGATCCCGCTTGCGCCGCTCGGCCTCAATGATGGCGTCCCGATATTCGTGCCGGTTTTTCCCGCGGTTCTGGAGCCACCAAAGAACCAGCGCCAAAAGGGTGCCGAGGACGGTAAGGGCACCTGTGATCATCCCCTCCCCTTATTTGCGGGAGATTTGCGAAATAAAATCGACGATCTTCTGGAGCGTCCGCTCCGGCTCGTCCCCGGGGATCAGGGTGGCGACGGCAATGGCCGCACCCAGCACGGTCGCCAGCACGCCGATGTAGCTCTGCCAGTTGTTAAGGATATGGGTGATGATTTCCATGCCGTGGTCGGCATGTCAAAGGCAGTTAGGGATTAAGGGGTTAAGGAATTAAGAAAGGATCAATGGCCGAGGAGTCTGTTCTTAATGATCTCCCAGGCGGCCGCCAACACCCCGAAAACGATGGTGGAGACGAGCCAGACCCGGCCCTTGATCGTACCGGCCTCGCTCTCGAGGGCCTTCATCTTGCCCTTGTGGTCCTCAAATAATTCCAGGATATGGATCTGGCGCTGCTCAATCCTCGCCACGGCGATGCGGAGCTCGGTCAGGATATCGGAATCACTCACACCTCGCACTCCTCTGCGCCCTCACAGATACGGACGCACTCCGCCCCGGTCTCGTCAAAGAAGCGCTCGATGTAGCCCTCGGCCTCCAGATACTCAAGCGCGGCGAGAAAATCGCCGTAGGTGTAGGCGGCGGCCATAGGTCACAGGCCGGACGGCACGGGCGGGGCGAGGAAGCGGACGGCATCGGCCTCGTCCCTTGTGCTGGCCAAGAGCCTCGCCTTGTAGTCGTGGTAGGCGGATCGAAGGCTTGCGATAAAAGCTCTGCCAGCCTCCACCTCGTCCTGTGAAATTACGCCCAGAGCCGCGTTGCGTTGCCAGACTTCATCGTATCCAGCCTCAAGAATCTTGTCCGTGATTAGCTCCCGGATGCGTGCAAGATTTTCCTCTTGAGCCTGTTCTATAGTTCTAGTGTCTGTAAATAAATAAGAACCATCTAAGTTTTTGTGATAGTTTTTGCTCCCCATTTTAAGCATACCTCACACCTACGGCTGGAGTCGTGTCAGTTGTAAAAGAAAATGTTTCATGAGTTGTCTGGTTGTATGTCGTTGCCGTGTATTTCGGGATTCTTCCGGCTCCAGCAATAGTTGTGATGTTTCCAAAAAACATTGCCTCCGCTCCTCTTGCCGACAGCCCAGAAAATGAATTTAACAGACTTTCTGGTGTTACTGAAAAATAATAAAAGCCGCGCTCTACAGAAAGCGATGGCGAAAGCGATGCGCTGATGTCTGTATTGCCTGTAGTTCCAGAGGCAATCACAGCACCTCCAACATAATCGCCGGGCAGCCCGTCGCTTGCCACTTTCCAGATAGCTACATGGACATTAATTGAAGAAGCCGGAGCCCCACCCGTGCGGTATGCGATTGTGTTTATTTCTCCATCAGAAGGTAGAAATCCTATTGAAAAATATCGAACTCTTGCAACTTGAGCCACGTTGCCTGTGCTAGACTGAAAAAGACGAGGAACCAAAAAAACTGATGATGTAACTTTATATGAAGGAACAAGAGGCGGATCTCGAAAAGTCGCATCGCTAATCAAGACCCTTGTGCTGTTTCCCGCCGCCGGAGCAGGAACCAAGCCCGCCGTGCCTGCAACTGAACTTGTCGCCCCGCCCATATTTGCGGGAGCCGCCCCGCCTCCTCCAAAGAATCCCATGGTCTACCCTTCCAAGATCGAAAAATTCGATCCCGTGGTGGACGACAGCCACCAGACCCCGCCGGTCGGGCAAAACGCATCGAAGGTCAGTCCGGCCCCGGCCGTCAGCTGGATGCCCTGGGTGGTGGTGGGGGCAAAGCCGATCCCAATCGTCACGGTGCTAGTGGCAATGTTTTGCACAAGGAGATATTTGCGGGAGGAGTTTGTAACCGCTCCCGTTAACTGGGCGACAGATGCAGTCGTGACCGAGCCGAAGCGGGTGGTCAGTGCGCCGGATGGCATGGCACCCACGGTGACGGAGGTTAAGGCAAACGTGCTACCATCTGATTTCATTCCGCAAATCGGAATCGCTCCTCCTTCTTCAAATATAGCACTGTTTATTGTACCCACTTGAAGTCCCTGTATTCTATGCGAACTATTTATTGCTGTGCCTAAAACCCTTAATCCAGTAACCGCATTCCAGCTATCTACAGATAGCGGAACATTTGCCGTGACCGTGCCGGAGATGGCTGGGAGAGAGCCGATGTCCACGGTTCCCTGTACTGGCACGGATGCCTCTCCGTCCAAAACCGATCCATCTGGGGTGCGAATATCCACCTTGATTGTTCCGCTATTTCCGAAAGCATTTTGCAGGCCGGAAATTACTGCATCAGATAACCCAGTAGAGTTGGACACCGTAACGGTGGAAGCTGGAAGTGTCGCAAGGCTGACAGAAACTGCGGCGGCTCGTAGCTGGGCATCGGTCAGCGGCTGGCTTAGGCCGGTGTTAGCCGTAACGGTTCCAGACACCACTTGCGTGACTGGAAAATTTGAAACCGATACCGCCGCACCCACGGTCACCGTCACGTTCTCCAGGGCGGAAAGGCTGTTTGCGTCCAGCGCCACGGTGACGGTGTTGGCCACGGTGACGGTGGAGGACAAGGCACCGCTGATGACCGGCTGGGATAGCGTCACCACGGACGGGGTTTCGGTTAAGGAAAGATAAATATCAGACATGGTGTTTTTCGTTTAGGTTTACGTTTACGTTTAAGATGTCACCGTGATCCTGGGGCTGAGAGCCACAGATCCCTGCAATAGGCGGGTGGAGACGCCGGCGCTGGTCACCATGAACAGATCCCACTTTGCCCCGGCGGTGGGGACGAGCAGACTGGCCGCGCTGGTCACGCTCATCCGCACCTGCCCGCCGGCGGCCGAGATGACGGAGCAGTTGATGGCGGTCGCAACCGTTCCGCTGGGGTACTGGCGGATCTCGGCCTTGAAGGTCCGGCCGGAGACGTCGATCGTTCCCTGGGTGGCGGTAGTGAGGAAAAGATCCCGGGTCCAGTCCGCCCCCTGCTCGATCGTGATGTTGTAGGTGGGTGCGGGCATGGGGTTACGGCGAAGGAGGGCGTGTCAAAGATGCCCAAGGAAAATGCCGCACCCGCAGGTGCCCTTGCGCCTCCCCCAGCGGTTCGTGGTAGGCGTAGCAGTGAACGTGCCCCTCCGTGGTTCCCTCCCGCGGCCGGATCACATGATCGCAGGGAGCGTGCGGGATGACGTTAATCCGGCACCCGTTGGGCCACCAGCGCTGCCAGCACAGAAAAAGATCCTGGGTGCCCTTGCCGTCGTATCCGTAAAAATCCGCCAAGGCCAAGGCTTTTCTGGAGAGCAGGGTGCAGCCCAGCCCGCACCAGTCGCTGGGCAGCATGGCCCCGATGCCGATGGCCGGGTAGGCGTTATCTAGCCACCCACGCCGCCGCCACTTTTTGGCGTTGAGCTCAAAGACGTTCCCCTTTGGGCGGGCAGGCTTTCAGCTTCTCCCGGATCTCCTCGGCCCGGGCTTGCAAGGCGGCGGAAGGCGGAGCCTTCAGCTCGCCAAATTCTTTTTTCAGATTCTTATGCTGGCGGGCCAGCTCCTCGGGCACTTGCCTCTCGCTTTCCTCAAAACATTCGGCAATGGGATGGGCCGGATCCCCTCGCCCGCCCAAAAAACCTCCCCCGCCCTGGCTGGGATAGGTGCAGCTGGAGATGGCATAGTAGCCATGGTCAAAGGCCAGACCGTCCAGCATGACGCGCAGGCTTTTGGCATGAGCCAGCACGTCGCTTTCCATGGACCAAAACAGCTCGGCACCATCGGCCCGGGCCCGGTCAAAGAGCTCCTGTTGCCCGCGGGCGATCAACAGCTGCCGCTCCTCCTTGTAGGGCTGGCCGTCCTCCCGGGCGCTGGCCATTTCGGTGACGATAGACTGGCAGCCTGGGATCAGCTTTTCAGCCATATCGGCCGCCGGCCGGACGGTGGCGTCCTTGTCTGTCACAAAATGCCAGGAAAACGGCCCTAGGTGGCCTGCGTAGGTGATGGCTTGGGCTGCTTTGCGCACGCACGCCTCTAGCGCGTAGGCAAAGGAGCGGGTGGCCAAGGTGCCGATGCGGATCATTGAATGACGGAAACAGGGTCAGCCCGGCCCGCCTCGTTGTATTTTGAGTGCATCCAGACGGAGGGAAGCGTGAAGGCCAGCCCCAGGTCATTTTTTGTCGTGGAAGCGGTGGAAAAACTGGCACCAAAATTCTTTTTGTAGGCGCCGAGGATTGAATTTTCAAAGGTAGCCGGTGCCCAGGATTCAGTCTGGGATCCTGCGGTCAGCGTAAAGGCAGTCGAATCGGATCGGCTGGAGGATGCCTCCGCAAAGGACGAGCCCCCGGGCGCTGAAAAATAGTAGATAGGCCCAGTGGAGGCTGTACCAGATCGGAACACGCTGACGGAAATCAAATGAGCCGAGTCACGGGTGATGGGTATGCCTGGGCCTAAAATCGCCGTGGTGTTGCCCACCGAGGTGGTGGCGTTATCCGTGACTGTGGAATTTGACCCCGAAAGACTTATTGTCCCCCAAAGGGTGATCGAAGTGCTCGAATTTGTTTTTGTCAGCTGCAGGCTCCATTCGGAATTGGTGTAAACCCAGCGGGCTAGGCCGGAGCTTCCGTCCAAATTAAAACCTCCAAACACCGTGGTAAAAATCCGCGGGAAGTAAATACCGGGAAAGGCCGAGACAAAAAGAGAAAGCGCGGAAAGCCCGGCTGGGCTTAAGTTATATGAGGTAAAAACGCCGGAGCTTGCGCCCGGGAAAATATAGCCTTGGCTGGCATAAATTTTTCTTTTGGCAGAAACAGCAGGTTGCAGCTGCGTGCTGGTCCATTCCGTCACGTCGAAATACTCATAAGATGAGGTGTAGTTTTTTGTGTACGTAAAATTTGGAGGACTGGCCACAATGGTGTTGGTGACGGTGCTAGCGGTCTGCTTGTTGTAAAAATTGCTAACCCAAGAAAAGTCTCCGCTGATGGAGGCCGCCGGGTGTGGGCCATTGGAAATGGATGGACTGGTGATGGCAAAAGCCTTGCCGACCAGCCGGGTGGGCGGCAGCCACCCACGGTCAGCGTTGTAGATTTGAGCCATGGCGCCATCGCCAAAAAGGTAGACCGTGCCGGCCTGAGCGGCGGTGGCGGTATACGTGGATGTTCCCTGGGTTGTGGCCGAAGCCGACCCAGTAATTGAACTGGTGCCAACCGTGGCAAACACGGTTGAGAAAACCGTGCTTTGCGTCGAGGTAAGCGTGTATTTATGCGATGAAACAGATGCGCTGGCCGCCGCTTGCTTTGGGTACGTCCCCACCACCGGCGAACTGTCCCCAAGATCAGTGGCAGCATCCGCGTCGGTGTAATAGCTTTGCGTGGTGAAGGATGCCGATTGAGTGCTGTCTAGATGGGTTGAAGCCCACTGAGATCGGCCGGAAACAACCAACGAATCATTCAAAGCACCATTGCGTGTTGATCCAACAAACTCCTCGGCATAGGTGTGGCCGTATTTTGAGTAATCTACGGCCGTTTGAGAAAGGTTCGCACCGTCATAATAAGTTTGGTTCTCTGAGTAAAAATTGATGGCCACACTTTCGTGGGAGCTGTACGAAAACATTAGAGCGCTTCCAGCTGCCAAAAGTAGTAAATGTCGTAGGCGTTGTCGTCCGGCGTGGTCGGGGCTTTCGCCAGGCGTACATTCTCTTTCACCGCGGCCTGCAGGCTGCCGCATCCGATGGTCTTGTAGACGACGCCCTGTTTGATGTGGGCCACCGGCCACTTAAAGCTGGTGGGCGCCAGCGGCGTGGTGGGGCTCATGGCGGACATGGTGGCCACGGTGGCCATGGAAAAGGCGGTCACCTGCTTGCCGTCGGTGGTGACGTCCACCACGACGTTGGTCGTCCCGGACGTGGCCACGGAAAGCGTGGTGGACGCAAAGGAAAGGCAGTCGGCGTAGTTGGTCGCATACAGGCCGTTCAGCGTGCCGGGCTCCACCTTGATTTTATAGTTGGAGCCGGAAGTCTGCAGGGAGACGTCAAAAGGACATATCTCACGCACCGCCGATCCTGACCGCGACAGCAGCTGAATGGTCGTTCCACCCCTTGTTCGGTTGATTGTGTATCCGAGCCCGGGCTGAATGCGCACTTGCTCCACGGCCTCCCGCAGCTTGTTGAGCTTTTCAGCTAGCTCCCGCGGGGACGGGTCTTGGCGGACCTCGAAAGGCCCGATCTGGAAGCTGTCGGGCTGGTCAAAGGCCATGGCTACGGGGTGTAGAGGTCGGCGTCCCAGCCGTTTTCGCCGCTCAGTTCGTACTCCTCCGTGATGGAATAGGCGCCGGACTGCCCACGCGCCGAAAGGGAGACCAGCAGCCAGTCCGCGTCTGTCGGCTTGGCGGCATAAAATATACTCGGATCCTTGATTTTACCCAGCTTTGAGCCGGAAGGCAGGCTGGAGGAGAAGTAGGTTTTGCGAAGGATGACGGTTGGTTCGTAGTAGCTTTCCTGCCCAGCCAGCATCTTGGTGGCCAGCTCAGACATTTCCGTGACTCCGGCGAAGGACGACCAAGCGGCCGGCAACGCCTTGGACCCCGAAATGGGGTTTTGCACAAAATCCTTCACCTCTTTCTGCTCCTCGGCCGTCAGGTCGGCATAGCGGGGATGAGCCGGGAGCGGCACGGTTCGCAGGCTGCCCACAAACTCAATCCCGACGATGTCTCCGCCCAGGGTGGTGACGGATCCAGCCGCGGTCAGGTCATATTGGAAGGTGGTGCGGACGGTGCCGGCCTCGGCCGTGACCACCGTCTTGGAGTAAAGAGAGGCGCTGGAAATCGTGGGAGCCGTAGCAATCTCATCTCCCACGTAGGTGATCGTAAGGGTTTTTTTGCCGGACTTGTCCTCGACCTGCGTCCGGCCGGGTTGTTCGTAGGTTGCCATATTCTATTGAACTCCTATGTCGAAAGACTTTCCGTCAAAGGTTGCGCTGGTTTTGGCGGTGTTTTTTTCAATGTTTTTTAGTACGGCAAGCTGATCCCTTTGCGTGGTTTCCGCGCCGCCGATCTGGGCAAAACGACCTCCCCCGCCAACCTGCTGGAGAGAATCAGCGAGTACTTGCATGGAGGAAATTTGTTTTATTCTTGGGAAGGTTGCATCCATTTCTGAATTGTTGGCGGCCCGATCCTCAAAATTTCTTAAAATTGACTCCGCAGCTGAAGAACCGGCCACGGCAGCATCAATCAGTTTTACCCGGTATCGCACAAATTCCTTATCAAGCCGTTCCTGCGTTTTTATGTCTTCCAAGCTGTCACCGGTACCGAGCCCAGATATTTTTGATCCTCCGCTGCGCGCCCCAGCGGGTGCTTTGTCTTGGCCGAAAATTGCATCGCGCAAAGCACGCGCGGGGGATCCTGCCGGTCCCTCACCAAGGAATTCCTTGAATGAACGCATAAATCCAAAAGTGATTTCTCCTGCCACAATCTTTTTTAGGTTGTTTATTTTTTCCAAAAATTCCTCAACCTTAGATAGTTGGACAATTGTCTGCTCGCTAAACACGCCCTTAGAGTTGCCGACGCGCTCGATTTCTTCCCTGCCCATTCGCAAGACTGGCAGCAGCTGCTCAAAGCTCCTGCCCAAAAGCTGCGAAGTTACGGCAAACTCTTGTCCGCCCAGCCTGCCGGATCGAAAGGCGTCAGATAATCTTAAAAAAATTTCATCCGGGCGGAGCGATCGGAGTTCGGATACATTAAGGCCAATTGCAGCAAATGCCCGCACCAACTCCCCGCCGCCGTCTTGCGCGGCCATCTGGGCGTTTTTCCCAAGAAATTTTAGCGCTTGGCTAACGGCCTCAAGATCAGACCCATTTTCTTTGGCTACATTACCAATTAACTGCAGCCCTCTTGCGTTTATATCGTAGCGCTTGGAAAGGTCATCAAGTCGATCGGCTAGGTCAAGAGCTCCCTTGGCGGCGGAAGCAAAGGCGGCAAAACCCAATCCAGCAGCCAGACCGCCGGCAAGTTTTGCACCAAATCTACTGACAAGACTCTCAACCCTGGCTAAACCTGTTTGGACGGAGGCGCTGTCGACGCCGATTTTTATCATTAACGCCATAACTAGAACCCGAGCAATTGATTACTTAGCTTCTTGGCGTTGTGCTCGTCCGCTTTTTTAATCGCCTTTTCCATTTTTTCGCGCTGGATGTCAAGGGCGGCTTGCATCTGCCCAGCGTTCAAGCACTTATCAATCCATGGGACCTCATTAGTCATCTCAACGTAAGCGTTTGGTCGAGCAAAAGATCGGTCGACAACTTTGCCAATTGATGGGCTTCCAGCATGTTGCTTGACCCATCTGGGGACCATAACCTGCTGTTTCCCCTCAACGTCGGTGGATGTCTGGCCGGATGTGCCTCCTAGCTGTTGGGCGCAGTGAGCCCAGCCGGCTTTGGCCATCCCAACTCTTTTTTGAATCTGCTTAATGTAGGAGTTGATCATGGACTGATCTGGAACAATTAGTTCTGGTTTCTGGGTTTTTTTAATTCGTGGTCTTGATGGTATTGGTTGAAGCCTTGTTTTGTGTAAAGATCCGCCGTCAAAGTCCCCAACATCTACGCTTCTAAGGCCAGTAATTTGCAAGCGATCTAGCATTTGCCTTGCTCTCAAGAATTGCCGAGTTTTCATAAGACGAACAAAACCCTTGGCGGCGGCCTGACTTGTTTCTCGAATCATGTAAAAAACTCGTTCTGGCGTAGTGTAGAGATAATTTATGTCTCTTTGAATAGCTCCGTCCCCAAGCTGCTTGCCCGATATTTGTTCGTCAGCTTGCTTGCCTTGGGTTGGTCTAGATCCTCCAAAAGGCTGAGTTTGGAATGTTAGATTAACAGCCACTAGTCTAGCTTGAGTTCGTATAATTTTTGAAAGGTCAGCGGAAAACTTGCTGTAGTATCGTACAAGTGCTTTTGAGAATTCCTTGTCTTCTAGGGTAATTTTTACCGAGTTCTTAAGTAGTGTTGATTCGTCTAGGATCATTTGGGCTGCTCTCTTTTTGCTCTGACCTTCTCGATCGCCACCTGCTCGCCCGGACTGACCAGCTCCACCTCCGCGCCCCGCTGCTTGGCGATGGCCACATAGTACCAATGGGCTAGGCCGATAGGCATGGTCCAGCTCCTGTCCTCGCCAAAGCCGTGCCGCACCAGCCACGCCACCACGTCCAGCGGCTGGGGCAACGGGCACAGATCCGGCCCCTTGGGCCGCTCCTTCTGCTCCTTTTCCCACAGCATCGGCGGGGCGTGAAAATCCCGGATGTAGGCGGAAAACTTGGCGGCCTCCACGGCCAGCCGGCAGCGCCGGGAGCGAAACGCCCACAGCATGAGACGCCATCCCTGCGGGATGCGGTACTCCGGCCAACGGCCGGAACAGATCGAAACGGCCAAGCGCAAATCGGTCATGGTGACGCCGCTTTTGCCGTGCCACAGCGGGCTTTCAATCAGCTCCAAAAGCGTGGCATGCCAGAGGGACAAAGGCTGCAGGCGGACGCCGAGGACGACGTGATCGTCCCGGTTGACCAAGCTCTCGGAAAATAGTTTATCCAGGGCCACGGCGTGGGGCCCGGAGGCTTAGGTCAGATCCGGGTAGGAGATGCCGCGGATGGACACCTTGGCCACGTCCCCGAGCGTGCGGCGGCGCTCCACGCTGGTGGTCTGGAAGGTTAGCCCTTTGGCGGTAAAGGTGGCGGCGGCGGTGTAGCCGTCGTCAATGCCCTCGACGCTGGCTTCCACGCGGTCGTTGTAAGCCTGCTTGACGGGCGGGACGGTGTTTTCCGTGCCGCTTTCGGTGATCAACTGATCGACGGTGCCGGTGAGGGTCGCGTTGGTGACGACAAGTCCGCTGACGGTGATGGTGGTGCCTACGGCCATGATTTACTCCTTACGGAATGGTGCTCCAGGACAGTTGCGTCTCCGTCACGCGGGGCTCGTCCGTGTTGGTTTCGCGATATTCAAAACCCACCACGGCCCCGTTGGCCATTGAGCCGCTGGCCAGCGTGGGGAGCGTGCTGCTGTAGGTCTCCACGCGCTTTTCGCCCTGGGCGTATTTCTTGAAGCCGGCTTTGACGGCGCCATCGGCGCCTTGGACAAAGAGCCGCTCGAAGGACGTGGCGACTGTTTCTGAAAGAGTGGTGCTGGCGGGTGTGCCGTAGGTGTAAGCCATACGCCCGAATCAATACTGTCAACCGTCCAAGACGCCCCAATGGTACGGGATGGCCGGATCGTGGGCCGGACGACGTTGCTCGTCTGGATTTTTTCTGTCGTAGGCGCGGTCGGGGATATTAAGGACAATCGCCTCCTCCGCCCCCACCGCCGAAAAGCCGTGCCAGATGCCCGGGCGGATGGTCACCAGGCGAGGCGCGTGCGGGCTGGAATAAACGGTGGCGGTCTTTTCTGCCCGCAAATCCACCAAGCCGACCTGCAGGGCGCCGTGAAGGCAGATCATCCTGTCGGTCTGGCGCTCGTGATGATGCCATGCTTTCACCACCCCGGGGCGGCAAGTGGTGACGTAGGCTTGCCCAAAATCCACCCCCTCGCCCCGCAGGATTTCCATCAGCTTGCCGCGGCCGTCCTCGTACCAGGACAGCTCCGTCACGGAGCCAAAGAACTGCTCCGTGGTTTTGCCGATCACGCCGGGTCTACGTAAAAGACGGCGGTCAGGCTGTCGGCCATCGCCCGCTCGTTGGTCTCGGTGCGCTCGGCTTGGATGTGGCTGCCCAGGATGGTGACGCCGGCGGTGATGCCGGAGATCATAGCGGCCCGATCCTTGAGCCGGGCCTCCGCCCATAAAAAGGCGGCGGTGTGGCTGGCCACGGTGGCCGTCTCCTGGATGGGCGTCATGACGCTGGCTTGCACGGTGATCTTGCGGGTATTGGTCTGGATCCCCTCCTCCATGGTCTCCGCGCTTTCCGCGTGGATGACGAGGGCGGGCATCTCCAGCTCCGTGATTTTATGGGCAGCCTGCACTTGCAAAGCGGACGGCTTGGACGGACTGACGGCCGTAAGGTAATCCGCCAGCTTGCTTTCAAACGAAAGGCGCAGGCTCATCGCACGTCCTCGGGATTGCCCAGCGTGACGGTGATCAGACCGCCGTCCTCCTGGGTGCTCATCACTCGCTTGGTGGCGTTAGCCACGGTGATCGTGCCCAACAGGGACGGAGCGCTGGCGGCCGTGGCTGGGTAGACAAACTCTGCCGGGGCGGGCGTGACGAGGCCGCCCATGCCCAGCTCCCCGCTCTTTTCGCCGGGCGTATACATGCCAGTGACCGTTGTGCCTCCGATGGAGGCGGTCACGGATCCGGCCCCGGCGATCATGTCGGAAAGGCCGGCGGTCATCAGGGTGTCCAGCTCGGTCACGCGGAACGCCTTATGTCAAAGGAGGGACGGCCAACCAGCAGTGGTCTGGACACGGATCAGGATGCGGGATTTTCACAAACGGACGATTCCAGCCCTTCAAAATCGCCGCCAGCTTGGCCTCCCGGGCGTGGCTTTCCACTAGAAAGGAGGTGGAGCGGTAGAACTGCGGATCGCAGACGCCGGAAAGAATCTGATCCTCCGCCCCCTCGACGTCGATCTTCACAAAGTCTGGAGCCTCTTGGCCGCACAGTTCGTCCAAGGTTACGATAGGCACTCGGACGGGTCGGCCGCCGGACTGATGCAGCGGGTGGAGATCCCCCAGGTGATTTTGGTCCGGCCGCGCCGAAATCCACAGCGTGGCAAAGCCGGACGAATGGCCGACGGCGCAGCGGTAAAAATCCACGCCTTGAATTTCCGCACAGCGCTCGTCCGGCTCCACGGCGATGACCCGCGCAAAAAGCGGCTTGAGCATGACGGACCACGTGCCGTGATTGGCCCCGATGTCGATGGCCAGCCTGCGCCCGCAGCGGGTCAACAGGTCGGCCACCGCCCCGTCCAGCCAAGGCTCGTCCCTCATCCCTTGAGCAATGCGTAGGCGGCAAGGTTTCCGCCCGTGCCCTTGTTGTTTTGTAAGGCATCCTCGCCCAATCCCTCGGCACGGATCTTGAGACCGTTGGTGCGGTTAAAGTCCGGCGTGGCGCAGACTAGCGTGCGCGTCCCTTTTTTTCGCAGGGCGTGGGACGTCATAAAATCATCCGCCAGGAACTGAGCCCGGCCCTTGTCGTCCAGCTGGGTAAACTCCCTGGCCGTGAAAGACGGGAACTGGCCAAGATCGGGCATGTCTTTCAGCCGGCAGGCGATCGCACCAAAGCCCTCCAGAATCTCCGCGTGGCCGAGGTGGTCGGGTGCGATGGCGTAGCCCTTGGGCCCGGTCATAAAAAAGCCGCACAGGCCTATGGCCGACCCGTCGGGGCAATTTTCCACCAGCGTCTGCACCATCCGCGGGCTGTAAAGGATGTCGTCGTCGCACCAGATCACGAAGTCGTCTAGGCCAAGCGTCTTGGCGTCGATGCCGTTTTGCACAGCTCCGACAAACTTTGTCGCCGGGCCGTGATCGCGGCTTCGGTAAATGGTGATTTTTCCATCATCGGCCAGCTTTTGCAGGGCGGGAGGAATCTCCGGGAACCGCTCCCCGGTGCGGGCCAGTTTCTCCGGGACGGATAAAATTATTTCATCGGCCGGCATGGACTGAGCCAGCAGGCTCTCGATCGTGGGCAGGACGGTGTGGATCCGTTTTGGGGTAGTGGTCAGGCCAATCACGACCCGGCTTTTTTTGTCGATAGGGCTGGGCAACTTCTCCGTCCCGGGGGGCACGGTCTCATCCTCCAGCAGGGCCGCATCCCAGCGCAGGCCGGGCAGCGGGGCGTCCTTGGCTTTGACCGTAAGAATGATGTCCCCCAGCGCTTCCTGGAGTGCTTCCTCGGCGCTCACGACATGCAGGCGGTCGGCAATCTTATGGCCCTTTTGGGTCAGGAGCAGGTGCTGGATGCCGTTGGAATTGTCAGCGCAGTCCGTATAGAGCGCCATGGATTTTAGGCAGTCATCCGGCTCCCCAAGATGGATGACGGTGATCCGGCCCCACGCCGCACGGAATCCATCCCGGACCAGCTTTTTGGCGTCGTCATGCTGTCCGAGCGCCCGCAGGCACTGCGCCATCAGCTGCCGGGGTAGGTGCTTATACCAGCGATTCTCCTGATTCCAGTCCTGCGTGGACGGCATAGCGTCCACCTGTTTGAGAATGTGATAGGCCGTGGAAAAATCCCCGTGATCCATCCGATCGCTGGCCAAAAGGCCGTGGGCCTCCCGGCGCATCGGGGAAAGCGTGATGGCCTTGCCCAGGTGTTCCAGCCGCTTGGTGCGCTCGGCCAACATCATGGATGCCTGCACGTGGAGCTGATATTTTTCCGTGGCGCCCACGTCGTCGTGCTCCAGAGCCAAGAGGCACGGACCGATGGCCTCCTTATATTGGTTTTTTAGAAAATGCTCCTGGCATAGGTAGTACCATTCCATGCCGATGCCCTGCAGCCGGCTGGCAATAATCCGCTTATTGCGCTCGGACGATGTGACCTTCGGCCCTGCGGGCGCGTGCAGGATGCGCAGGTGATTGGCCATGCCAATTCTGGCGCCCTCAACGGGTTTGACCCGCTCGTGGATCTGTCGCTCCCAATAAGCGGAGAGCTTGCCGTCCGGCATCCGACGGAAAATCCGCTCCCGGCGGTTGTTGCGCATGCCGCTGTTTTGCACGTCATAGATGGTGACCAACAGATCCCAGTCCTCTTTGCCAGCTACCCTCGCCTCAATCTGGGCACGGTGTAGGGCCGCTTGGCCGGGCTCAAAGACGTCGTCGCAGTCCGCCCAGAGAACGTATTTGCCCTTGGCTATGCTGAACGCCTGATTTCTGGCGGCGGCAAAATTATCAATATGCGGCCACTCCGCGTTCTCCGGGGCGTTGTGATACTCCGCAAACACGCCAGCCTCTCCGGCCGCGTCCTGGAGCGATTGGCGCAGATCGTCGGAGCTGTTTTTGCCGACAGCCGCCACGACGACAACCTCGTCCCACAGGCCACGGGCGGATTCGATGAGTCTACGCAAGATCGCCCCCTCGCCGGGGCCGGCGATGAGGGCGATCGAAACAAGCGGGGGGTGCTTCATTTTTTTAGTAGGAAGGCCGGCCGCACCCCCCGATGCGGCCGGCCCACCAGTTGGTCTAATTACTTAGACGATACGGACGAGGCTGCTGGTCTGCCCGCGGCCGACACCGTAGAGGATCCGATAGGACCGCTCGTGGCTGCCGAGGCGGAAGTTGTAGTGTTCCGCAACTTGCAGGCTTAGACCGCTCTTGGGTTCCGTCACCACTTCGACGTTGCCGGGGAGGCTGACGCCGTCGGGGATCGCCGGGAGGCGGGTCGCCACGACGAGGGCTTCCCGCTGGGCGACAAAGCCCTTGGACACACCGGCCGCGAGGCCGTTGTAGCCGTAGACGGAGATACCCGCCACGGTGCCGATCTGGCCGGAGGCCACGACGTCACCGCTGCGCTGCGCGTTGGCCACGATGTTGGAATCGTTGAGCAGGCTGGCGTAGTTGCCCGGGGAGAGAACCGCAAAGCGGCCGCCCATGGGCACCTTGTTGTTGTCGAGCGAGAGACCCGCGCTCACGATGGAGCGGAAGGTCATGGCATCGGCCGACACGGACAGCGTGGAGCTGTAGTGGGTCGTCACGAGGGCCAGGACGGAGTCCACCATCGCCTTGCCCAGCGCGTGGGCGGCCTGTTCGGCAAAACGCTCGATCAGGTTGATGTTGGAGCTGGTGCGCTCCTCGTCGTTCACCGCGTAGGTCGTGTGCTTGAAGTTGTTGAGCGTCACGGTCACGTCGGTCTGCGTCACGTCCGCGGGAACGTAGCCGGCGGTCGAGCTGTAGTCCGAGGCGGACTGGATGCTGACGATGTGGGTGGTGATGGAATCGCCTTTCCGGGCGGTGGCGTCCGAGAAGTCGGCCACGCCGGCGGAGATCCAGTTATAGTTTTCGGTCAGCAACTCCAGCGCACGCTGGGCGATGACCTTTCCGTTCGAGACGGAACCGAGTGTGTTAGCCATGGTGTTTGGTTATCCTTTGGGTTATCGCGCCAGTTTGATTTTCTTGAAGATCTCCGCGGCGCGGCGGGGATCCTTTTCCGCGTTGAACTGCGAGAGCAGGTCGGCACGCGAGAAATTCTGTTCAGCGGAAACTTCGAGCGGCTTGATGCCACGCGAGGCTTCCAGATCAATCTTGAGGGTGGTCAGCTCGGCCTTGAGAGCGGCGGCCTCGTTGGTCGCGGGCGCTTCGGCCTTGATCTCCTCGATCTTGGCTTCGGCGGCCACGGGCTCCTGGACGGGCTCGGCCTTGGGTTCCTCGGCCACGGGAGCTTCCTCCACGGCGGCTTCCATTTTGCTTTCCTCGGGCTTGCCGGTCATGGGCTCCTCGACCACGTCCTCGACGACATCGGCCTGCAGCATGGCCATGATGGCGTCCAGCTTGGCGTTGATGTCGGAAAGGGTGGGCTCGGCCAGTTTGGCGGGCTCTGCCGCCGGGGCCGCCGGGGCTACGGGCGCCGCTTCCGTGGCGGGCGTCTCTAGCTTGGTTTCTTCAACCTGTGATGTTTTGGTCACGGCGTTTTGCTTGCTGTCAACCCGCGCATGGAAAACCCCGGTGGGGTTGGCGGCCGGAGTCAGCACCAGATCCACGGAAAAGAGCGTCTGCACGGTGGCCAGCTGGGTGCCATCGGCCGCCTCCCGGGGCACGCCGCTGAAGCTGATGGAAAAACCGATCTGACCAGGCAGCGTGCTGATCAGCTCGCTGAAATACTGAAAGCCGTCATGGCTTTCAAAAAGAGTCAGGTCGGCGCGGACACGGCCGCCATCCAGTCCAAAGTTTTCCAGATAGCCGATTATATTTGAGACGGACGAACTATGGTCAGACAGGACCTTAACCTGCCCGGCTTCGTTCCCTTTTTCGACAACTTGGGAAAGAGTCTCCGCGTCGATGACCATGCCGTGGCCCAGGGCGGGGCCGGCAGTAATGACGGAGATGCCCTTAAATTTCTTTTCGGCCATGTCCTGTCAGGGCTTGTCAAATTCCACGCGGCCGGCATCCGCCGCCGCGCCCATGTCGGAATAAACAGGCAGATCGACCTTGGGCTGGTCTGGCTTTTGGCATCCGGCCAGCAGCAGTGCGGCCAAGAGGACCCGGATCACTTTTTCTTTTTTAGCTTTTTGTTTTTTAGGCCGATGGCTTTAACCACCATGTTGAGCTCCTTATCGGACAGCTGCAGGTCGGGCTCATCTTTCATAGTAAAAGCCTCGGTCAAAACGGCCGCCGGAGAGGGCTCGGGCTGGGTCACTTCCACCGGCGCGGCCATGGTGACGGTCACGGTAGGTGCGGCCAGCTCCGGTTGGACGGTCTGGTCAACGGCCGGCTCGGCGGACGGAGGGGTGAGCGCGGCCGGTTGGTTGGGGATAAACTGGACGTCAGATGCCATCAGTCCGGCCTCTTCGGCCTTGCGCCGGATATAGGTGGCCTCGGCAATTTTCTGGTCCACAGCCTCCTGCCAATCCTCTCCGCGGCTGGCGTAGATGTGCGCCATGGTCGTCAGGCCCAGCTTTAGATCCTCCCGGTCGGCGGCGCTGTCACGCCCCGCGTCAATCGTTGTGCGTTGAGGAGTGTGGTAAACCGCCTGCCACCAGCGGTCCATGCCGCGTGGCGGGGTTAGGTCGCCGCGTTTGATGGCCTTGGCCAGCGCCCAGAGGCGGACGCGGGAGACCAGCTGGCTGGTGATGGCTTGCGCCACTTCGTCAAAACGGCGCTGGGCTTGTGCCAGGACAAAGCGCTGCGAAGGGCCGGACAGGTCGGCTTTCCACAAATACTCGTAAGGCAGGCCAAGGCCGGCCGCAGCGGCCCGCAAAATCTGATCCATGAACTCCTGCAGGTTGGGCCCGGGGCGGTCGTTCTTGATTTCCTTGAGTGTCTTGCCGGCAGGCAGGTTCCAGATGGCTCCTCCGCCTAGGATCTTGTCCGTGGTGATGCCGTCGTCGCTGGTGGTGTCGGGTCCGAAAAACCCGGTGTTTCCTTGCCCTTCCAAGGCAAGGCCGATGGCGCCGGCGCGTTTCACGCCCTGCACTTCGTGGTCCAGAATCTCGTCGCGGTCCTGCAAAAGGTTGAGGCAAGTCACCAGCCGGGAGATGCTGCGCAGCTCGTCCGGCCGGTCGCGCTCGGCCAAAACCAAGAGGTCGGACGACTGCACCTCGGTGTATTTGTCGCCGTCGCCGGTGCGGATGTAGTAGGAAAGCGGACGGCCCTGCGCGTTGGTGCGTACCCCGTCAAAAATCCTTTTTTCGCCAGAAAGGTAGGCCGGTGTCTCGCAGCGGTGGGCCTCGACCATCTGCAGCTGGGGCCATCCATCGCCGTTATCGATCAAAAGACAAAACACTTCGTTGTCCCGCAGCATCGCCCGGCAGGCCACCTGCTGGAACGAGGCCCAATCCAAAATGCCACGGACGTCACAGGCGATCTCCCATGAGCGGAACCACTCCTCCGTGGCGCGGTTCCAGCCCTCGTCCTCCGTGCGGGCCTGGCACTTGATGCCCGGGCCGATGGAGTTGCGGGTGATGCTGTCGATCGCCCCGCGCACCACGGGATTGTTGTAATAAAAATAACGGGCCAGCCCCAGCACTTGCCGGCGGCTGGCGGTCGTCAGGTCTGTCTTGGTGTCCTGCGGCGTGGCGTAAATGTAGCGGCGCCGGCGCTGGTCGTTTTCCCCCGCACGGATAATCCGGCCAAACCAGTTGCCCCAGGATCCCATCTTAGAAAACCTCGGACGGGTAGGACGGATAGGAGACCGAGCCGGTAGACTTGGTCAGAAAATCCTCGACTTCAGTGGACGTGGTAAAATCCTTCACGGATTTCCAGCAGTTAAGCGCCAGCTGGGCAACGCCGGCGGGATTAAAGCCTGGCTGCAGCTGGTAGCTGAACGATTTGCCGGCCACGGATGCGCTGACCATTACCTTGCCCCCGTTGGTAAAGGTGTTGGCCTGCCCGGCCGCAAGAGCCTCCAAGGCAAGGCGGAGGGCCACAGGGTCTTTCGATGCCTGGATCCAAAGGGAAAAGATGAGCCCACGCTCCACGCGCCTCTAGTCGTGTCAAGCATCGGACTTCTCCATAGCGGCCTCGGCGGCAATCACCTTTCCGAAAACGGCAAAGCCGGCCAGATAGGTCTCGCAGTCGTAAAGATGGTCGGGGCGATGTTTGACCCGGATCCATTCATACAGATCCTTGCCGGTCTTTCGGTTCACCCGGTGAACTTTTTTATGGCTGGCCATGTGCTCGCGGTACTCAGGGCTGACGTCATGCGCCACTTCCCACATCGGACCCTGCCCGCGGCGCAACCACGCCAGCAGATCCTGGCATCCGGGGCTGGACAAAAGCAGCAGCTGGCAGCCGGCGTCGGTGGGTTGGACGGAGCTGTGCACGGATTTGACCCGCACCCCGCGCTCCTCCACCAGAAAGTGCGGCCGCTCCTCGCCCTTGATGGCCGTCCACCCGTACCTAGCGGCGATTCGGTAGGTGTCTTGGGTTTCGTAGCCGGAGTCGATGGCCACGCACCGGGGTCGGACGTTATTGTCCGCCATCAGCTGGGCGATGTCCTCGATCGTCCGCCGCCGGCCCTCGTCGAACAGGCGGCTGGTTCCATCCCGGGCAAAAGCCCGGATGACGTACCAGTATTCGTCGATCTGCCGGTCGATCGCCGCCAGCAGCACGTGATCCTTGTCCCATGGCTGTTTCTTGGCAAAGGCTCCGGGCGGGATGGCGGCCGCCTCGTCGTCGTCGAACTGATCCTCCCAGGGCAAGGCGCACCACCCGTTCACCCACCCCTGCAGTCCGTGCAGATAGTGCTTTTCGGTTAGGAACTTTTTGGCCGTCTCTCCGAAGCTGATGTTGCTGTACCAGCTGGGCAGGCGGAAAGAGCGGTGCCCGGGATCGGCGTGCGCATTGCCGGCCACCCACTTGCCCTGCTCGATCGCCTTGCGCCGGTGCCCCTCGCCCCAGGGCTCGCCGCACTTGGTGCAATGGTAGACGGCGGAGTCCGTCACCCGCTTTAGATCCCACTTGCCGTCCTCGGATCGCGCCCCCTCGTCCCACTTGATCTGCCCAAACTCCATGGCCTGCCGCTCTCCGCAGGCGTGGCAAGGCACGTGAAAAGTCTCCTGGGTTCCGGCTTGGTAGTTTTGCCAGATGTCCCCGGTGTTGAGCGTGGGCGTGCTGGTCAAGACGTGCTTGCGCCCGGGGAACGCCTTGGTCCGCTCCAGCGCCAGGTTGTAGGCGGCGGCCTCCTTCTCGGTTGGAGGCGCAAACTTGTCCAGCTCGTCCAGTACGGCAATGCAGATGGGCCGGCTGGAGATGTTGGCCGGACTGTTACTGCCGACCAGCGACAGGGTCATCGTGGCAAACTGCATTTCTAAAATTTTGAAGTCGTCCATGTCTTGTGGAAAAAGCGCCCGGACGGGCCGGCATTTCTGAAAGATCGGTGTTAGCCGCGTCTCGCTGTAGCTGCGGGCTAGGTCGGCGTTGGGCATGACCAGCAGCGCCGGCGCCGGGTCGTTGGCGATGCGGTAAGCGAGCCAGATCGCCAGCGTCAGGGTCTTTCCCGTCTGACTTCCCCAGCAAAGGGTAACGGTATGGACGCCCGGATCCGCCAGCGCGTCCAGCACACCCCGGACGTAAGGCGTCCAGCTGGTGCTGTAGAGTCCCGGGCGTGCGGTCAGCCGGCTGTCCAGTTGGATGTTTCGCTCCGCCCACTCAATGACGCTAGGCGGCTTTTCGTAGTGCCACCGTGCCCTCGCCCTCCGGCGCAGCTCCTCCTGCGCCCCGGTCACAGCGCCGCCTCGACCTGCCGCATTATCTGCCCGACCTCGCCTTCCACCTCGGCCTCCACCTCGGCGGCCGGACGGTTGGCACAAATGGGCGCCAATCTTTTGGCCATCCCCTTGAGGAGCGGGATCAGAGCGTTGTCCCGGGCTGCCGCCAGCTTGTCGGCCTCGTCCACGGGCACCATCGTTCCCTCCGCCTGGTCGATCTCGGGGCGGTCGCCCTTCATGCGGCGAAGCGCCTCGACCACTTTGGTGTAGTTGCTGATCAGCTCCGACCTGTCCGCCCTTGTGTCGTCCTTGGCACTCTCGCCCAAGCTGGCCGCAAGGTCCTCCAGCCGCTTGATCTCCATGTCCAGACCCCCACCCTTGGCTTTGACCAGAGGCTGGGCCGGGGCGGCCGCCCGCTTGCGGTAGACGGTTGCCCTGGATTCGCCCGTAGCAGCCATAGCCCTTGCGACGTCGTGGTTCTTGGATCTGCCCATGAGACTTTAAGGTTTGCGGGTCACACTCAAGAAATTAACGGGAGTCGTCGCCACCGCGGGCTGTATTAGCTTAAAAGATTCCTTGCGTAAGTAACTGTAACAGCAAGTACTTATAGTGGTGTATGTAAATCTATGCATATCAGCTACCGTGCTTTTGTAAGTAAGGCTCTGTTTTTCAAAATTCTAAGCATCTCCGCCTAGCTCTTTGTAGGCAGCCACTATTGGTTGCGCTTCGCGTAAAAACTGCCTGCGAAGGTCGTCGTCCGCCTTGATGTAGCGCAGCCCACGGTTGGAAACCCACTGCGCCACACGAATCACTGGCGACAGGAACGGCTTGGGCTCGCCCGGTTCGCTGGTGGTGATGGGGTCGGGCAGCATCTCGGCCCACAGCATGATCTGACGCACGACGCCAGGCTCGCCGCTGTTGAGCTTATGCTGATGCGCGGCCACGCGCTCATATCGCTTGGCCTGCTCGTCCGTGATGCCAGCGCTTTCGATCAGCTTGGACACGTCCTCGCCGTCTGCCCTGGCTTGGCCAATTATGGCGCCTGCCTTAGCGGCAAGGCCGATGACCTCGCCCACTTGAGCCAGCGCGTCCTCGCGCTTTTTGTTAAGCTCTTTGACTACCGCTTTAAGGGTTTGCATTTCTTTATGCCTTTCGTCAGCGCAGATAGGTTAAATTTGGGCGTTTCACGCCTGCGCTTGTCGTGATGTGCCCGTGCTCTCTGTTCGTAAGATTTTCGTGCCTTCTCGCTTTTGGCGGCCCGGAACCGAATCCCCAGCCGGTCGGCCACGTCCAACGCCTTTTTGCTGACGGCCTGCTTGGTAATGTTGAACCGCTTGGCCACGGACGTCATAGACTCGGTGGATCGGTTAAGGACAATCGACAGCACCGCTTGGTCTAGTGTGTCGGTCATATTCTGCATGACCGGGTGGTCGGGCACCTTTGCCGCCAAATACTCAAAGCAGAATACCGTATTTTTAATTGGGCAAGTTGTGACCGTTATCACGCTGTAAGCCTCCCGGACCAGATCGGTTAGGCTGTCGATCCGGCTCGCCGGATGCAGATCTTGGGACGGCAGACGTTCCACCAGCTCTTGGTCTAACATACGCCTATCCAACCCTCTCATGTACGAAAAGTCGGGAATGTATGTATGAAAACCCCCCTAAAGGGGGGATTTTCGTACATAACAATTCCACCCATTTTCGTACATATTTTTTAATTTTCATACATGAGCCTCCATTACGTCAAAAGGGACATACTTTTTGGCCTTTCCGTGCCCCACGTTTTTGATGCGGACGGGTGCCCCCTTGGCCTTGTCTCCGTGTTCCCATAATCCTGTAGTTTTGACGGCTTTCTCGCGCCCAACATCGGCCCGGACCATGATCAGCTCCTGCAGATGGCCGGCGGATATTCCGGGACGGATGTCGTCCAAGTAGTCCTCAAACTTGATCACCTTCTCCGGCCTACCAGCCCCCCGCTTCTCCGGCTCCTCTGCCTCAATCCATGCGATCGAATCCGTAGCATGCCTCAAAAACACGCGAGGAAGGGCCTTGCTGGCCGTGATGCCGGCCTCTGGCTTGCTAGGCACTAATCCGCTGCGCCTGCCCCTTTTAACCACCTCTAGGACGAAATGATCGTTGTCCTCGCTCTTGACCGCGTTAAGCGTGATGACCGTCCGGGCCCAATTGGTCAGCTCGCTGGAGCCCAGCCCCCAATACATTTTATCAAAACCTTGATACCCGGACGCCGCATCCTTGGGGGGTTTGCCGCTGTGATGGATCAGGCACCAGGCAAAGCCATGGCTATGGCTTACCGGGTTGAGCTCGTTGCGAAGGAACACGCTGGCCGTCTCCTGTTTGCTGATGTCCCCTCCTATAAAGGACAGGAGCGGATCCACCCAGAACAGGTCCGGCTTGTGCTTGCTCGCCAAGCGGCGGCACAGGTCGGCAAACCTTGCCCCCGTCGAAAAACTTTCTTGGACGATGATCACGTTCTCAAAAACCAGCTTCCGCTCCTCTTGGCTTAGAGCCATGCGGTCGATGATGCCTCGGACGGTTTCCGAAACGTCCCCAGCGTCGTTCTCCGCTTGGACGATAATCGACTTTAGCGGCCGCTTGGGTTTGATCCCGAAAAACTCGCCCCCATAGGCCCAAGTAATGGCGGCCTGTAAGCAAAGGACGGACTTTCCCAAGCCGCTCGATCCGACCCACAAGGCCGATCCGCCACGGCACAGCCAGCGGTCCCCCAGAAGGGTCGTCTCATCCTTGGCCTTGTCGAAGGCCAGCATGTCGTCCCACTTGAAGGGCGTTGGCAGGTCTCCGACGATCGTCCATTCCCGCCAATCCTCAAACGCCTGCACCTCCTCAGCCACCTCAACCAGCTCCTGGCCGTTGCCCGTGCTGCGGCGGATAGCCCCAGGGAGCCGGCTGAACCGGGGTGCGTCCTTGTTTTGACCATCCAGCCCCTTGCAGTTTTCGAGGTGTTTGTAGACAAACTCCGCCCGCTCCTTGAACTCGTCCGCGTTGGCGGCATTGACCACCACCCAAGCGTGCAGGCTCTTGCCCCCGGAGCGGATAATGCAGGACGTTGGCAGCTTGGCTTTTTTGATCTGCTCCCACTGCTCCTCAATCGTCCCCTTGTCGAACTCGACCAGCACGTGGCGAAACTGCTGAATCTCCTCCAGCACGCGCCGGTTGCCCTTGATCGGATTGATGCAGACGTAGACGCCGACGGCCTCCCCTTGCCACGTGGCCAGGCCGCCGTCCTTGAACAGCTCCAGCCATTCCTCCCGGGTGCGGGTTTCGCCCCGACCGCTGGGCCGCTCCCGCTCGCCGTCCAGGATGGCGCGGTCGATATGGATGCGCTCGCTTTGGCGGAAGGCGTGGGCAAGAAAACTGTCGATGGCATCCTCCTTGGAGGATTGCGGCATGGCCGGGACGTGCGCCGCTTCCCGGTAAACCGTCATGCCCCGGATCCCGTAGCGGCTGGCCGGCACCCACGGCTCCCGGCCCGGGCGGCTGTAGGCGCTTTTAACCGCCGACAACGCCTCCCGCTGGGTCAGCCCCACCTTGAGCGCCCAGCTCTCGGCCTCGACCTCCGCGTCCTCGATCGACATGCCTTGGTCGCGAAACTGGCAGGCCAATTTAAACAGCTGGTTGTTACGCTCCCCTTCCGGGGCTCCGTTTTCGTAAATCGAGCGGACAGCTGGGGCAAGGGGGATGCTCATGCGTGCAGCCTTTCATGCAGCTTTTTTTTAAGGTTGTAGTACATATTTTCCGCCTCCTCTTCCTCGTGGCCAAACACGCCAGCGTCTTTAATAAAGTCAGTTTTCCGACCAGACAAAAACCACTCCAACACATCAGCCGTTTCCCAATCCACGTGAATGCCTCGCTTTGCGTCAAAGCTCATTTCCCAACCCTCGCCTTCAGATCCCGCTCCTGGTACCGCTCCGCCCGCTCGCGCAGCTCCTTAATGACGATCATCGCCAGGTCAAACTTGCCCAGCGCCCGCTTAAGCATGCGGTAGACGCCGTCGGGCATGTCCAGCTTCATGGTCTCGCGCAGAATGGCGATGCCCTTCTTTTGCACGTCCTCGGTGCAGCGGGTGCGTTTTACGGACATGACTCGCCCCCGAACCAATCAACATCCGCAAGGCTTGCCGTGGCCTCACGCTCAATCGTTGCAATTTTTCTGTTTAACTCTCTGATGTGATTTTTTAGCTGCTTGTTTTCCCAAAAAACGTCTTCCCGATTTGCTAAAATTGCTTGAAGGCGAGAGTTGTTTTCGAGAGCAGATCGCAAGTTTTCTTTGAGCGTTTTAATTGGGTCAATGGCCTCTTTAACGCGGTCCTTGGCCCGTTGCCCGTAACATATGCGCATCTTGCTAATGCCTTGATCCGTTTTCCCGGCCCTTATGTCGGCAATCGCCGAAATAAAAAGCGATCCCATAAAACGCTCGTTTTTTAGCAGCGCCTGCTCCACATGATATACATGCGCGCTCATACCCACTGCCCCATTCCGTACCGCCCGCGGTTCTTTTGAATCTGCGCCAGCACGCCGGCCCACTCCTCCATCGTCCAGGAGCCGATGATGCGGGCGGAGAAAAAGGAGATGAGTTGGGGGAGGGTCACAGCCCGCCCTCCGTCCGCAGCCGGTCCAGGATCAGCACGTTCTCCCGCTCCTCGGCGGCCTTGAGGGCGTCCCGGGTCTCGGCCAGCTGCCGCTCCAGCGATCGGATCCGCTCGACCAGCTGGCGGCTTAACGGCTCGGTCGGAAGGACGACGTAGTTGGTGTCGTTCATTTGCCCGCCCTCGGATCGTATTTCTTCACCTTCCGCCACAGCGTGCAGCAGGCCCGGAACGCCTCGAAGGCGTCCTCGACCTCGTCGGCCGTGTAAAGTTTCTCATCCAGCGCCCCGGTCTTGCGGTCGATGAATACGTTGCGGGCCGGCAACGCCTCGCCCGCCCAGGCGAACGAATAGGCGGCCAGCTGGAGCAGCTCCTTGTAGTCCGTCCACACCTTGTGTTCCTCGTCGGCCGTGGCGAAGCCGGGCATCTCGGGATGAAACGGCGCGACCTTTGCAAAGTTTTTGGATTTGAAATCAATGATCTCCGTGTGCCCGTCGATCTTGGCGATCAGATCGCACCGGCCCGCGTAGCCCTCCCCATCATGAACCACGACCTCCTCCGACAGCACCACCTCGTCTAGGCACCTCGACCAGCAGGTCAGCGCATCCCAATGTCTTTCCAATCCTTTTAAAAATTTGCCCGGATCGGTTTTTAAAACCGCAAAGCCGGCCAGCTCGTGAATCTGGGTGCCAATCTCTGCAACTCCGGCCAGGTCGGCTTTGTTTGTGGCCAGCACGCGCTTGGCAAACTCTTGCGGCGTTTCGCCATCAATCGATGGCAGGGTCATGGCTTGCACGATTGCGGAATCAATTTTTGTTTTTGTCAGCGCCTCGCTCTCCATGATCTTGAGGATCGTCGTGACGCTGGGGAACGCGCCGGCCTTGCGGGCCTGGCGCAGATCCCCGTGGCACGGCTCCCCGGTCGACAGGTAGTAGTGCGCCGATTCGGCGTCGTATTTGACGACAAGGTTGCCCACGGTCTTAGGCTTTCCAGCTGCGCAGCACCGGCACGGCCATGGCAAGCAGGGCCACGACAAAGACGGGGATGGCGATTCGGATGATGGTTTCAGTCATGTTTTTCTTTCCGAGGAAACCGGCGGCAGTTGGGGGAACTGCCGCCGGCCCCTCTTTTTGGTTTTGTTGCTCGGTTCTCCGAAGGGTTAAAACGGGATGTTGTTGCCGTCCGCGTCGGTGGTGGTGTTGCGGGTGGAGGCAGCCACGGCCAGGGCCGGCTTGGGCTCGCGGTCCTTGAATCGGACAAAGTCCGGGTCGATTTTAAGCTTCGCCTTGCCGGCCTTTAGCACGCTCTGCACGTTGGCGTACACCTGCCCGTCCCGCTCGTTGTGGGTCACGACGATCTGGCAGTTTTGCCCGATCAGTTTTTCCAGATCGAAGTTGTCCGGGGCGGGTTTGCCAAACCAAGACTTCAGGTCCTTGGCCAGGCTGCTCTTTTCATGCAGCGTCAGGCCGTAGCGGCGTCCGATCGAGTACGGGCGGCCGTCCTCCATCCGGGTGCCCAGCTGCCAGACGATCCGCACCTTGTGCTGGGATTTGGTTTCGCCCTGCCAGGTCGTCTCGACGATGCCGAGGTCGGCCACGTCGCAGCAGACCGCGTCATGCACGCCTTCCGGGGCGGGGGTGTAAGTTCCGTTGCTGTTGGGTTTCATTGCGATGATTGCCATGTCTTTTTCTCCTTTGGGGGTTTCTCTTTTTTCAGCGGCGATTACTCGTCGTCGCAGAAATCACTGGTTTCGTGGGGATAGCTGGCCGTGACCTGCTCACGCTCCGGCTCCATCCAGCCCAGGTCATGCGCCCGGGCCATTTGGCGAGCCCTCTGCTCGTCGTGTTCGTTGATGGCCATGACCGCCCGCTCCGCGCTGACGCGACGGGCACGTTCCTGGGCAAGCTCCATCATTAAAAATCCGCGGGTGATGTTCATGCCCGCTCCTTTATCCGCTTCCAAAACCACTCGACGGCTTGCCGGACGTTTTCGAGAGTCAGGCACTTGGTAGTGAAATGGATCACGTTCCAGCCGGAGTAAGCGGCAAGCCGCCCTTTCTCCGCGTCCCGCACCTGCCCCATCCCGCCGCTGTGCCGGCCTCTGACAAAAACGCCTCCGTCCAGCTCGATGGCTGCCTTGGCGGAGTGGTGGGCGTAATCAAAGCGGAACCGACGGCCGGGAAAGAAGGTCACTTCCTTGGTCAGCGCCGGGCCTTTATGCAGGGCCCACAGCCGCTCGAACTGGCTAGCCAAACGGCTCATTGATCGACGCCCTCGGTGGTGTACGAGTTGCCGCTGGTCTCAGCCGCCACGGCCGACAAAAGTTTACGCTGCCCCTCCTTTAGTTTTTTGACCTCGTTTTGCAGAATTTTGATTTCTGCCTGCGCGTTAATAACGGCCATGAACAGGGACAGCTCACCACTGCCAACGCTTGCCGCCTTGGACATAGACCCCTCGGCCTCCAAATCCCGGACGCTCACTGGCGGGCCTCGTCTTTCACCTTTTTGGCGAACCAAGCGGCAAAGCTGACGGCAAAAACCAGCAGCCCCCACCCGGCTCCCACGATCAGGGCCCAGCCGGTCAGGACCCCAGCCATCTTGGCTAGGTCCAAAAAGACGTCCCAGCTCATCGGGCCCCCCACAGCCACGCGGTTTTTTGCGCCGAAAGCCCGCGCACCAGCGCCATAACCTCGCGGGCTTTTTCGGCCTCGCCAGCGGTTTGCTGTGTTACGTTTTTGCTACACTGACCGCTTAACTTGTTGTCATTATAACGGCGGACGGGGTGGGATTTGAACCCACGGAGCGGACTATAAGTAAAATTTGTGTCATTAGTTGTCATTGATTACCCTTTATTTGTTTGTGTTTTTAAGTGATTTGGTACGCTTGTGACGTGGCCGCCATTTACAAAAGAAAAGACTCTCCTTGGTACTGGATCCGCTACAAAACCGCCGAGGGCGTATGGCGAGCCAAGGCCACCCGTTTCCGCACGGACAACACGCTCCACCGGGCCAAGGCCCAGGAGGAGGCCGCGCAGCTCTCGGTCCACGAGCGGACGCTCAAAACGGATCACAGCTGGGTCGGAGGCATGATCGACAGCCACCCCGTATGCACCTCCACCCGCTGGCACTACCGCAACAGCTGGCGCTGGCTGTCCCGCTTTCTGGACGAGCGCAACTTGTCCATGGAGGAGTTTGCCCCCATCCACGCGGAGCAGTACCTCGCTTGGCGCGTATCCATCCCCCGCACCAATGGCAAGCCCGTCTGCCGCAACCTGGCCTGCGACGACATCAAGGCCATGAAATGGATCCTGCGCCAGGGCCGGCTGCTGGGGCTGGTCAGCTCGGTCAAGATGATGGACTACCGCACCAAGAAAAGCCCCGTCAGCAAGCGGCCGGTGTTTACCGATGAGGAGATCGCCCGCGTCCGCCGCTTTCTGGCTCACGACGTGGAAATGGATCCGGCCCGGGAATGGATGCAGATTTGCTTTGAAATCGGCTACCACACCGGCTGCCGCCTGCGGGAAACAAGGCTGGACCTGCGCCTGGTGGACTTGCACGCGGACACCATCACCTTCCCGGAGCCCAAAGGCGGAACGACCCGCGCTTACACCATCCCAATCCCCAAGGGCATCCGGCCCCTGCTGGAAAGGTTGAAAGGCGCCGGCCGCCGGCACGCCTTTGACTGGCCGGGGCACGGGTCCCGCGTCTCCGTGGCATGGCGCCAGCTGCTCAATCTTTGCGGCCTGTTCAAACATACGTTTCACTCCCTGCGGGCAACGCGGGTGACCAACCTGCGGAAAGCCGGGATCCCGCAATCCGTGGCGATGCGGCTGGTAAACCATTCCTCGACGCTGGTGCATGAAATGTACCAGCGCCACTTTGTTGAGGACCTGCGCCGCCACGTGGACGCCGGCCTTTTGCCAGCCAGCGGTCAAAATCCTTCGGAAACACAATCCCGCGGGACATTGGAAAATCAGCTTCCAGCGAAAAACGGCGGATCTTCCCGTACGCAATCCCGTACGCAGCCGCCAGCTCCCGCATGTTCATCGCCTGGTTAAAACCCCGCTTAGCCAAGGCGGCCGAAAGGTACTCAGAAGCGGTCATCGCACCGTCTCCATTTCATCGGCTACGGTTTCCTCGATCAGCTGCGCTACCAGCTGTGACAAAGACAGGTTTTTTTTCTCCGCCATCTCACGGCCCAGCTTTTTAATGCGGACCGGCAGGTACAAATTTGTGACCTCAGCGCCATCGTTTTTTGAGGAAAGGCTGCGAGGCATGTGCGTGTGTTATGCGCATGAAATGCGTGCGTCAACAAAAATCGTCAACAATGATTAATCTTTTTTTTAGGTCAATTTGACATGCGCAGTTTTTACGCATAAAATGCGTAAATGGCTAAGGAAGCCACAAATTTAACGTTACCCAAACAGGTTAAAGCCAGAGGCATGGAGATGGCTAAAAGGGCCGGCATGAGTTTATCGACTTACGTGACCCAGCTGATTCTTAAGGAGGCGGCCCGCGACACGGGTTTTACTTTCGAGAGCCCTGCTCTGTATGCGGGCGGACGGTCACGGGCAAAAACTAGGACAAAAGGGATATGATTAAACAGGCTTTGACTGCAGCTGGTATAATCATTGCCGGTTTTAGTGCTGAGGCGCAGCTATACAGGGACCCCATCCAAGCGGTAGGAGGCGGAGGCAGGTCTGTCCGAATACCCACAGATTCCCAACTGGCTGCGATGAAGGCTGAAAAAGAAAGGCCAACCAATCTTACGGCGACAATGATATGGGTCACCCCGGCAAAGGTGGCAGCAAGACACAAGCAGGACGGCAAAATTATTTTGGAAATTACCTACTGGAAAAAGACTCAGGACGGAGAGGAGGGCGGGACCTACCTAGTGGCGGATCATCCTGATGCCCCCTACTTAGCTGTGAACGAACCTGCCAAGTGCATAATTGTGCCAGGCCCCATTCGTGACGATTTCGGAGGGCAAAGGCTTTACTACTTTTTTGATAAAAAAGAAGTTAACGAACAGAAGAAGTTGCAGTTTCGAGCCCGTCATCCAGACGCACCGCTAGACTGAGCATCTTTTTTAGCCGCTGAATTGACCATGTTTTATTTATGGGCGAGGCTTTGCCATGCCCACCAAGGTCATCTGCCCTACCTGCCAGCAGCCCGTCCCCCCGGAGCTGTTCTATCGCGCCCTCGGCCGGGTTAAGTCCAGGCGCAAGGCCAAGGCAGCGGCCCGCAACGCCCGCAAGGGCGGAGCCCCCAAAGGCAACACCAACTGGAAGGGCCGGCTAAAGGGCTAGATTTGCGTCGTCCAGGGGCCGAACAAGAAGTAGCAAAGCAGCTTTTCGCCGTCCTCGGTCAGCCGGTGAATCTCCTCGCCGTTTTCGGTTTCGATCGGATTCACGAGCTCGTAGAGGATGGCCACCTGCTCATCATGCGTGATGTCGTCGGGCAGGTACGACCACTTGAGCACGTAGTTGAGGACGTGCTGGAGCCGCTGCTGGGTCATATTCCCGTAGCTCTGAGGGGTGGATGGTTGGATCAATTCCATGATGCGCTGCTTCATCTGATACTCCTTTCGTAAAGACTGATCAGCACCTCCTCCCCTCTGCCCGTAAGGCAGTAGGTTGAGCCGGTGCGTCCGTTTCCTTGGTTATCTTTGCGGACCAGCTTCCCCACAATCAGCTCCTTATCCGTAATGGAGACGAAGCTGGGCAGCTGCCGCCGGATAAACACGTGATTGAGGATGGTGCGGATCCGACGTGGATCCGCGTGCAGTCTGCACCCGCATCGGCAATTACCACTCCGCATGACTAAGCTCCAGCTGACTCGTGCCCATGGTTGCGAGCAGGTCGTAGACCAGATGGCCCCGGACGCTCAGGTGGTAGGATTTCCGGCCGTCGTCCCCCTCATACTCATAGGCGAGGAGCCAGCGGATGATTTCCTTTTCGTGATCCGGCGTTCCGTCCGGGATCTGATTGTTGACCAGAATCTCCCCCAACACTGCCAGGAGATGCCGATCGTCGATTCCACAGTAACCGATTCTAGGCTGTTCGATTTCTTGTGTTTTCATGCCGACATTATCAACCCAACTGATAGGTTAATTCACAAGAAATTTTAATAAATTTGTGAATATATAGAGTAAATTTGTCCCGAATAGGACAGGCTTGCGCGGATCTCCGCGAAGCTTTTAGGCGCTTTTTGCGCTCTTTTTTATCAGGCGATAGTGGGGACGCGGCCGCACGATCTGGCCCCACTGCACTTTGAAATCCCGCCGCTCCACCATCCCCACCTTGGCCATCTCCCGGCATTTTTGCATGGCCACCTCTTTGCAGTATCCCAGCTTCTCCGCAATCTCGTCAGGCGTGTACCATCCGGGCGGCACTGTCTCCGCCTGGCTTTGGTTGATTTTCTTAAAGGCGGCACGCCAGGCGGCCGCTTGCAGATCCTCGGCCTTAAACTTCGGCGATCTCATCCTGATCGGGCGTAAATACGATCTCCGTCACTTCCGGCAGCTCTCCGTCCCGCTTGCGCCGCCAGTCGAGCACCATGGCGCTGGGCCTTGGAATGGCGTCGGGCACAACCTTGCGGCCGTAGCGGGTCAAAAACTGCCAGCCGCCGGTGACGCCGATCATCCCCTGCCCATCCGAAAACCAGCCCCCGGTGTGCCGGTGCCCGCGGAGGTAGATCCGAGCCGGCTCCTGGCCGCAGCGCATGCTGTTTAGGCGGGCGTTGCCCATCGTGATCGAAAGGCTGGTCGCCTCCAGATAGGCGCGACTGGTCACGCCGATATGATGGGTGGCGTCCACGAGGCATCCGGCCATACGGAAAAGCCACTTGGCCTTCGCCCCCTTGCCCTCGGCCCCGATCTTTTTGGCGATGTAGTGCTCGATGAGGCCGGTGTGCACCTCCGTGCCCAACGTGACGAATGTCTTGTGGGCCTTGGCGGCCAGACCGCCCACGGCCTCAATCGCCATGTTGGCGTGATCCTCGATCGATTGCGTAAGGCTCTCGATGGATTTGTGGTGGATGCCCTCGGTCAGGTCCCCGTTGAGCAGTAGGGCGTACTTATCCTTCCCGCGGATCCGGGCAAACTGCGCCTGCAAATCCGTCCAGCACGCCCACAGCCACTCTTGGTGCACGTTCCCGCCAAAGGAGATTTTGTTCCCGGTGCGGACGGTGGTGTCGGGTGGCATGAGCCCGACCTCGGATCCACAGTGCAGGTCACTGACGACCAGTAAAATGCGGGCCATTGCTACGCTGTATGTGTCAAAGGCTTATGGGCCTTGTTACTTTTTGTCCTCATATCCGGGCATGCCCTGGAGGACTTGGAGGATTTTTACGCAAGCCGCCCGGCTGTCGGCCGCCGCCACGGACGGATCCTCGGCGCCCTTCAGAGCGAGGTCGGCAATCACGGCCAGCTGCACCTTGTGGGTGTAGACATACGACACAAGATCCAAGACCTCCGAAATGGCGTCGGCCCAGCAAGGCCGCATCCAAAGGGCTCCTCCATGCTCCGCCTGTCCTTTGCGGTACTTCTTGGAAAAGTCCCGGACAAAAACCTCCAAAATGCTCTGCAAGTGCAGCTCATGCTCTTTGGACATGGGAGGTGTAACGCCCGGCGTCATGGCTTGCGCAGCGAAACCTTGCGGGA